ATGATTGATTATTCTCCATTATTTAAATGTCTTAATGAAAAAGAAATAGCTTTGAGTCATTTCCGTGAAAAAGGACTAAATTCTAAAACGCAGGCTCGTATAAATAAGGGACAAGCTGTAAGTCTCTCGACAATTGAGTTTTTGTGCAAGGAATTAGACGTTCCGATCGAATGTGTCGTTAGGATCATAAGGGACTAGCTAACCTAGCGAGATATTATCGTCTAGTGTAAAATAGTACGGACACCTTTAATGATGGGAGGTGTTTGTTACGTTTAAGGTCGGCAAATGCCGGATACCCGAACTTTGCCATAAACGCGGTATTGATCAGACTCAACTCGCAGCTAAAGTCGGTTTAACAAAACAGCACATAACGGACTACGTAAGCCTCCGCAACATTCCAAGCATCGAGCGAGCTTATAATATCGCTCATGTACTTGGTTGTGTTCCTGAAGATCTTTACGAATGGTCCGAGGTATCCGGCAATAACACGGAGGGTTAATATAACCTCCGCCGACCTTTAGTACGGGTATTCCCGTACTGTAAACTCACCCGCCACTTCTTAACGTCATCCGCACGCTCATACACCGCCTTCAACTCCGCTCTCCCCTTCGCAAGTAAAAATTCATTCGCATCCTTCCCTTCCGTAATATATCCGTGTGCCAGTCCGACTCTCCCGTATAAATAACGCTCGACCTCCGCCCGCAGCTTCTCGCCGGCCTTATCGTTATCCGTCACGATAGTTACGTGTTCAATCGGAGACTGGACGATAATATCCGCTTTGCGTTGGTTGAACGAAGATCCTCCGGTCCCGATCGCCGGCACTCCCGCCGTCATCCACGATTGCGCATCGATCTCCGCCTCGCATAAGACAACGCGGTTCAGCCGCCGGTCATACACGACATTCATTCCGTAAACAAGGTCCCGTATCGGCCATCCGCCTTTGACGTACCAGAACGCCTTGCCCCGGGTTGACCGATACTTTACGTTGGCGAGCCGGCCGTTAGGCAGCCGCCAGGGCAACGCAACCGCACCGCCAACCATTCCTACACCCATTAGACGCTGGACCGCCGGCATGATTCCGCGCTTGTTTAAATAATAGTTAGGCCCCGCAACCACGCCGCCGAGAATCGATTCGCTTAGAGGTTCGCGATTCTTTGCGATCTTCAGCTTCGGCAGCCTGAGCGTTAATTTACCGTCATCTGATTCCGGCGCATACGCATCGATCAGGTATTCGATCGTCTCCTCTTCGGTTTCTTCGCGCAAGAACGCCAGCAACTTAACGAAGCCACCCCGTGCATACTCTGCGTCATAATAGCCGCTATCGCCCCAATAGCCGGCCTTTGCGGATGTCGTATCGTCAAGATATACGTAAAAACTTGGCGTCCGGTCATATCGGAAAGGGCTTGCGGCCAGGAGTCGCTCATCCGTCCAAGTCGGCCGCGTCCATTCGAATTGTTCGAGTTCATATCGTATGTCAACGTCGACCTGACGGCCATTTAACGTTAAAATCGGCACTTTCGTATCACTCCTTTCGTCCTAATTAGGCCGGATTGTTCTATATATTACGCCCTGATTTCGAAAAATTCCATCGTATTTTGTCGAAAGAATCGCGGTAAATGTTGACAATGTTATCCGTTATATTCCAACTCCTTAAAAGTCGAACTGATCCGCTGACCCTTCGGCTCCTCCTAGTTGTTTGATGACGCCAAACTGCGGCAGATAAACGATCTCAGCGCTCTTCCCTTCGCCACCATCCCGGCCTTTGTTCAGACCGATCAGACCTCGACCTTCCTCTGCGTTCGTATCCACCGCAATCAATAGCGCAGCATCTTCGAGTAGGGCCTTCGTTTTCTTGACGTCTTTACGCTGCGGCAACTTTAATTCGGAGTCAGCATCTTTCCCTTCGCCTTCTTCCGCTTGCGTCAACGCAAAGACAGTCGTTTTTGTTTGGCCGGCCAGACGGCGGAGTTTCTTCGAAGTCTCGGCCGCGTCTCCACCCGCAGTCTTTGACGTGTTCTTTTCGTAATCTAAATAGTAAAACGGATCAATTAGCACGACGTCAGCTTTCGTTTCGAGTATATCCGCCTTCAGATCGCGGAGTTTCCGGGAGTCGAAGTCCTCGTCGTCCACCGCGCGGACAATGATATTACCCGGGATCAATTCGTTCATCTTATCGAGGAACTCCATAAAGCCGGCTTCGAATTCGTCGGATAGCTTGCCTTGGCGAACATCTCGTGAGTTAAAGCCGCCTGGTCCTGCGTAATCGATTCCGAGTTCCATATCGACATCTTCTAACGGATTGTTGTCGATCCCAAACTCTCCCGAAATGGAAACGTAAAGCCGGACGAGAACCTCGTACCATCCCATCTCCATCGACCAAATCAGAACGTTCGCTCCCTGCATCGCACAACTAATCGCTTCCTCCAACGCTATGGCCGATTTACCCCGGCCAGATTTCCCATAAATGACGTATACGTTCGATGAAACATAGCCGCCCATCGCCCGGTTTATGAAGTCGAATTTGCTGCGCCAGATCCGGAAAGACTCGCCAGCCTTGCGGTTTTCGTATTCGGCTTTGAATTTGTCGATATCTTTTTTGATGTCGGTACCAACCGAACTACGAACGTTTGTTCTAATTTTAAATCTTTCGGCTTGCTCCGTCAACCAAGAAAAAAATTCTTCCGGATTGTCTTGCGCACTCTCCCATCGTTTTATAAATTCGGATTCTTCTCCGTCTCCTCTACCGTTAACAATTTCGGAAAAATCCCGCAAGGACGCGTAATTTTTCAATTTCTCCGCGATAAACTCGTAACTAGCTTCGATACCAAAATTCGGCTCGAAATCCGGTACCTCGTGCGTTACCATCTCGGCCGTCGGCGCCTGGCCTCCGTGTTTCTCCGCATATTCCGTGATGTATCGGAGTGCTTTTCGTTCGCCTTCCGTTGGTAAGTCCTCGGCGGTAATGTTAAAGCGCAGCAACGCGTTCGGATCGTTCTGTTCGATTACTTTCGACAGCATTAAGACTCCGTAGTTCATCCGCGATCCCTCCTCTTCTTCTCGATATAAATGACTCTCACGCCTCTTTTCCGCTGTTCTGCGATTTCGATACTTATACGGAAGTAGTCGGCTGCCTCACCGAACATACCCGAAATGTAATCCGCAGCAACACCGATGTAGTAGAACGCCCAATCCAGCGCAGCAAACGTCCACTTTAACGGATAGAGTAGGCGGTACATTATTCCGACGCCTCCAACTCATAGAGCCGCTGAAAAGATTGGATAACGCGTGCTCCTGACTCATAAAGTTCGACGGCGGGTGCGTCAAGTTTGAACGCGGGCTTATCGTCAATCAAAATAACCTTATTTCCGTTTTCATCTACCTTAATCTGACCGCGTTCCTTAGCTTCATCAAATGTTAAGCCGAAATGATCAAACGCCCTTTGAAATTCCGAATACATCCATCCTTGAACTTTTTTAGAAAATTCATCAAATAGTGCGCCATCACTCTTTCTCTCATTTTCAATATCCTTGAAATACTGTTTAAGTCTCGGACTTAGTCTATAAGTCACTACCGCTCGACCTCCCGCTTTAATTTCGCCTTCGCCTCGTCCTGCTTCGCCTTGTATTCCTCGTCGCCGTACATCGCTTCCAAACGCTTGTAATCGTTATATTCATCGAGCAGCTCATCGATTTTCTTCGTCTTGTCTTTCGCCATTTCACTCCCCGCCTTTTCTAGTCCTTCGCTAAGCTTAGCTATGGTATCGGCACTCGGTAATTCCGGAAGAAATTCCGCAAAGTGAAACGCCGTTCCCTCTGGCTTCGGATAGTTTTCGTAATCAACTCCGTCAAGATATTCGTCAACAAACTGACTGCGGCAGACTAGACGGATATCGTTCGCATCAGCGAGAATCCATTCGCCGTGTATTGCGTCTGTCAGATCGAACTCAACGTAAGTAGAGACGCCGGTATCATCCGTCAATGTCCCGACGCGCATCCACGAAGAAAATGCGGTCAGGGTAGCCGTCTACTGCGACTAGGTCTCCGAAAGCGATGTCCGTTTTCATCTCCGCAGCCCCCTTTTCGATTCGCCTTCGAATTCATGCATTATACATAAGTCGCGAATTCTATCGTAAATACGGTGCTCGCCGAACACGCTCGGCAAACGTTCAATCGAAATGTTGCTCGTATAAATTGTCGGAAGTTGATTCGTCACTCTCGCGTTAATTATGCCGTGTAAATCACCGCGAAATCCGTCCGTAACGTTCCGTACACCAATGTCGTCCAGAACCGCAAAGGGCGCCGTCTTAGCCGCTTCTAGCGCGCGGTAGTAACGGGTGGCCGCGTGCTCTGCGACCGAGTCCGGAACACGCGGCCGATTGAATTCGTTATAATCGTCTTGCCATTCGTTCACATCGAGGAAATAGGCCGGGCGCAGTGACGGCGTTAAACCTCTCCGCAAAGATCCGCTGTAATGAACGCGCAGCCATTCGTTAAGGATTGCCGCCGCTGTCGTCGTCTTTCCGGTGCCGGAGTTCGCGCTGTAGAGATACAACGACTTGATCCGGTCAGCCGGTTCGATATAGCCTTCCGTTTGCTCGAATTGGCGTTCGAACGTCTTGACGTAGTTTTCAACCGATTTATATACCGCAGGCTGATCCGCTCTGGCCGGCGAGTTGGCGAGCGTTGTCAGTCGATATTCTCGCGGTAATCCTGCCGCCGCAGATCGACCGCCGGTGCCCGATGCGCCGTGTAGTGCGATGAAGTGCGAGCATTGGCGGGTACAGGCGGACGTGCCGGCCGCTTTGCATCCGTTAGCCAGGACGCAGTTTCTTTCGTTAGTCAATGGCGTTCACTCCTTTCGTTAGTTCTTGTGGATAGTAAACTCCGCTTTAACTTCGTGGTCCCATGGGTTGACTACAAATTTTCCGTTAGTTACCGTATACCCTTTCCGCTGAAGCCACTGCATCATAGCTTCGACGATTTCCGCCTGACTCATCGTATACTTTAAAGCCATACCGCAATACCTCCGTTTAATAAAAGTCGTCGCCGATTTCCGCCTGCTGCTCCCGCCTTTGTTGCGCCGCTTCTTCGTCCCTGATTTCCGCCACTGCCCGCTGCAAATTCCGCCCCATATACGTCTGCATAAATCCGAAGCTGATGCCCGGCCATTCTGCCGTCGGCCGGTATTCCGCAAAGCACAGATCTATGAAGCGCTTCGTTACTTCCGGGCCGTATTCGCCTGGTTTCCGCTTCGTTCCGACCCAGCGCCCGAGCATTCCCGCTTCGGCCTTCCATGGTTCGCGAGTAGGCATCGGAACGTAAGGGACACCGTACAGCCGCTCATGCTCCGCTTTTAAGTACGATTGAAAGTCGCGCACATTCCACTTGGATACCGATTTATCTATCGTCGGCATTTTCGTCACCCATTTCGTTAAGAATCGCATAATAATCGTATTCTTGCGCATAGGCTTCGTAGAGATCGATTTTACGCCGCAAGTCCGAAATTTCCTCCGCCATGTGATCCTTTTCCGCTAACAACGATTCAACAATTGGTCGGTCGGCAATCGGACACATTCTCGCTATATCCGACGCAAGCTCCGCAATGTGATCGAGTAAAGCCGGAATGTCTTGGCGAGCGCTTGCGATGAATTCTGCGTCTTCTTTCGTCGCGGCGGCCGCAACTCCGTCCCAATGTGTTTTTACCCAATAGCGAAGATTTTCGTTTCCTGGCCACTCACAATCATCTGCGGCCCAATAGCTCTCTGTTGCCGCTTCCGCACGCTGACGGATCGCTTCGAGTTCGTCTTTCGTCATCACGCATTCACCCCTTCGATTTTGATTCCGAGACGATTTAACGTACACTTAATAATGCGCCGGTACACCTCGTTTCGAAAAGACATTTCCGCTGGATACATTAGAGGGCCACACTCGAAACTATCGTAAAACTCTCGCACACTCTCCTCCGGCGTCTTTTCGACTTCATATCCGTTGATTAATGCGGCCGCGAGCACTATTGTATAGAGGCTATTTAGCGGTTCATACTCATTAAACCACCTATTTGCCACGTGATGTTCTAATATATCGTCTTCAGTCCAATCGTTACCATCCGACATTAGAAACTGGATAGCCTCCGCCTGCTCCTTCGTAATTACCGGCTTGTTTATTTCGCTCATCTATTCGTCCTCCCTCGCGAGAATATCGTACGCATACAGTTGTATATTGAAACGAACAAGGCCGCTTCCGTCCGATTGTATCTGTGACCCCTTTACGTGAAATCCTTTTGCGCAAATGGTCTCGGAGAATCTTCTCGATTTCGTCGTCTAAAAGGCTGATTGTAACGTTCATCGTTCGCCCTCCTTTAATTCGCGCATTAGTAGTCCGTGCAATGTGGTGACGGTATGACGCTGATCAGCCGAAAGATTCTCCGGAAGTTTCATCGGAATCACGCCCGGTTCTGATGGCTGTCGCTCAGATCTGACGTAGAGGTCGGCCGTAAGTTCCTCCGCTTCCTCAATCGTGTGTTTCAGCCGCTCGTTTTCCGCAATTAATTTTGCTACAGTACAGCGCAGGCCTGTGATTTCGTCTGTCATTTTAGCGCCTCCTTTGCGTGTAAATTTATTTCGTATAGCTCAGTAATCGGAACTAAATCGACTGGTTCTTCGGGAAGCTCCGACTTCGATTCGATTAATTTCAGCGCCTTCTTCAACCGCTCGTTTTCCGCAATCAATCCGGCAACGGCACAACGCAGGTCTGCGACTTCTTTAGCTTCCGGAAACAGATCGAACGTCGTCAACTCCCGCTCTGATCCGTCTTCCTCCTGGATAAACACGCCGCCCTCTCCCGGAGCAACTTCCCGCACCTCAATTCCGAGTTCCTTTGCGTCCTGGATAATGCGGTCTCTATCGAATTTTGGAACGATCATTTTAACGCCTCCCTAATAATAGAATCCTCCGGACCGGCAACTGTGAAGCTCGAAATGTTCGTCTACAATTACGTCAGTGCCCTCGATGGGATTACCGAAGGGGTTATACATCGCAACAAGCAGCTCGGTTCCGTCCTTGAGTCCCAAAACGAACTCCCTTGTCAAGGTATTCTGGAAGACTTCGAATCCTTCTCCTCGACGGATTAGCACGACTCTTTCTTCGTTTTCTATTCCGAAGTAGTCGTTCTTTGCCTTTACGTAGATACTATCGGGGCCGCCCCGTCTTTCCATAACTGCTGCGTCTGATTTAGCGCACTCACTTATAAAATCCTTAACGGTTTCAAACTGCCTTTCGTCCTGTCTGCGATAAAGACATTCGTTAACAAATCGCCGGGATATCGCAGACATTCGCAGGATGAATTCCTCAGCGTATTTTAAACGCTCATTCTCCCGTTTAAGGCTCCGAAGTTCTTCCGCAATCTCTTTCGTCATCCTTTCGTAATCTTTCTCCGCCATTTTTCCGCCTCCATTCCGTGTATTTTCGCCCTTCCAACGTCATCCCTTACGATTACCCTCGATCGTCAGCAAAGCCGCTAATTCCCCGCGAAATTCCCGTATAATTCGTGCGAGCTCTTCCAGCGTCTTGGCGTCCGATAATTTAATCCGCCGATCCATGACGAACATGATTGCGCGATCAACCGATGAGAAGTACGCGATCTCTCGCCAACGTGCGATCGGTGACGGATCCAGGTCGGGATTTTCGGCGAGCCGCTTCGTCCAGTTCGGCGCTTTCGTTGGATCGGTGAAATAGCGTTCATTGACGATGATATTGCGTTCGTCTGACGTGAGTTTGTAATCGGGGGAAATCGGGATTTCAATCGTCATTACAACATCGCTCCTCTCGATTTGATAATTTCAAGCGCCTGGTCTTCGGTGAAGCCTGCGCGGATAAGGGCGTCTTTTCCTTTTCGCATCAGAACCGCGTTTAGTTCGACTTGGCGGGCGACAAGCTCCATATTTTCGAGGAAAAATTCGATGGACGACTTCAGGTCATTCGTTTGTACTTCCGTCATCTTCGTCAGCTCCTTCGTTATTAATTTGATTGAGAAAGTCGCGAATAGGTCGCATCGGAACTTCGCTCAGTCCGAACACACCACCAAACAGCACCGAGTTTATTTTCTGCCCGTGATTCCGCATTAGCTTTCCGATACCAAACTCCGGACTGCACGGGCATTTCGGGTCACTACAGTACCTAAAGTCGTTAATATATTGCGTAGCGTGTACGATTAGCTCTAAGAAGATAATTCGAAGCTCATCCTTATCAGGGCCGTCGTATCCGCACATAAACTCGTTTTGGTAAATTTCGATCATACCCTTGAGAATCGTCTTATCATTCATACTTTCGCAATCCCTTCCGTTTATTAATAAGACCTAGCAATCGTTCGCATTCGCTCACTCTTGCAGATGTTATTTATCGCGATACATCTTTTAATAAAGAATATCCGCGCGAATGTATATGAGCGCTATTATTTAATTGAGTATAGATAATTGAGTATAGTAAATGAGTATAGTTCGTCTGTCGTTTGAGCAAGGGACGGGTTCACCTCATGAACCCCCGGCTTCATTTTCGAATGCTTTCGGGATCGGTAGCAGTACGTACAGGTTCGATAATTGTCCGCTCTCCTTACTCCTTCTTTCGCGAATGTCGATCAACCCAACATCCTTCAACTTACGCAAAGCCTCCCGGACCGTATTCTCCGAACAGAAACACTCGGCTGCCAACGTCTTGACCGAAGGAAACGACTGCTTGCTGTGATTGTCCGCGTGCATCGACAACATCGTATAAACGAGCTTTTGCGCACTCTTGTCGAGAATCTTGACGTCAGCTAACACGCTGCTCGCTACTTGCGCGAATTTGTGCTCGCGTAAATCCAAAACGCCTCGCTCTTCGTTTGTCATTCGAAAACCTCCTATCTCAAGAAACATTCTCTATATTGATTTTCAAATTGGATAAAAATGCGTTAATTTTTTCAACTAAATCACTACGATGAATCTTTATAAGTTCAGGGATATATCGTGAAATATGAACAAGGGTGACGTTCGGAAAGCTGTATACCCCATCGGATTTTTGCGCATATATTATAGTTAGATTTTCCGTGTGCTTTAGGTACTTAGAGAAAGTCTTACTAGCCCGATTAAATGCTGTTTTTTCGCTAAGCTTAGCGTCAATCCAATGTGTTCCGTTAACAATAAAATCTGGAATACAATTTTCAATTCTTCTCTGTGATTCAACGCGCCCAGGGTAAATCACATCCAAAACCTCCCCGACAAGCTCCTCGAATTTATGCCCTTGTGTAATATAAAAAGATGAGTATGAATCGTTGAACAGTTCGTAAGAAAAATCCCATTCTTCGCAAAGTTTCCTAACACTATGACCGTAGAAGTTGCGTAAATATTTTTCGACGTGCCATAATTTATGTTTATAGATGTAGTCTCTTTTCAAGCCGTAAGGAAATGTATCCCTAACATAGATGTCCAATGCTTCCCGTTCGAGGTTTTCAAGTAAAACTTTTTTGTATTGTTGGAATTTAATTTCCGAAATTCCGTACAACTCTTTTAATTCTTCGGACTTATATCGATTCTCTGAGACACGATAGTCCTGGTCAATGTAAAAGCACCGCTCTAATTCAAGCCGTTCCGGCTCCGCTGTCTGATCATAAAGACCGTACGCCCTAAGTGCATTTTCTACGCTTCCAAACGCCCTACGTAATCGAGTTCTCACTGCATCGTACGAGTACGTATTTGACAAGTGGATTTCCTGCCGTAGATTTGTGACGTCTATTCCTTCATCGATCAGGTCGTCTAAGACACACAACGCACGTTCTTGCTTTTCCGTTAGAGTCATCCGACCACCTCCTCACAAGATAATACCCGCGACTTTTTAAAACCGCACAATAAATTCGAAATTTTTCCGCCTTCACTTATAACTGCGCAACGACTTTCCGAAATGGACACCGTTTTTAAAATTTCGCTGTCATAGATAACTGCGAAGTCATTTCCGGAATGGCACACGTTTTTCTGCGTTCATTATTAGTTGCGTATAAAGTTTCCGGATCGGACAGCGTTTTAGACAAAAAAATAACCCGGCCAATCGGCCGAGTCTATTTGCGTCGCGTTTTTCGTTCCTTATTAAGTTTTCCAGTTATTTGTGCTAGAGGAGAATGTTTTTTATGTTGGGCTTTTAGCGACTGCTTTGACAAGTGAGTATATCGTTTCACCATTCGCATATCTGCGTGACCTAGAAGGGCTTGTAGGTGTCTTATATCTCCGCCATCCTCTAAAAACATCGTAGCGCCTGTGTGTCTTATCAGGTGTGGATGTACTCGTTTCTTTATGCCCGCTTTCTCCGCATAAGTATTTAGTCGCTGTCTGAAATGGTTTGTTGTCATTTTTTCTCCATAGTTTGTTAGGAAGACATAGTCACTATCAAAATCCTCATTTTCCTTAATTAATTCTTTTAAGAGGTTCATCGTCCTTTTTTCTAACGGGACAAATCTCCCTTTCCGTGTTTTGACGTCCCACGCGCTAAGATACACTGTGTCAGATGAGAAATCGACATTGTCCTCAGTTAACGACAATATCTCACCGACACGTGTCATCGAGTCGATTAAACAGGTTAACGCAACATAATCGCGAAACCCTACATACGAACGTTGATCCGGAATGGAAAGTAATTTCCGCATTTCATCCGGAGATAAGATATTGACCATCTCTTCCGGATCTGTCACCAATTTCGTCTCTTCGAAAGGATTTTCAGCCGCAGACCCTGCTTTTATACAAAAACGAAAAAACGTCCGCATAGTTTTTATGTAGTCGTTAACCGATTTCGGGGAGAGTCCGGGCGTCTTATGTTCGTCCTTCTTAAATTTATGGCCGTCGAATTTTACGCGCTCATGCAGGAGCCACGATACGAATCCGCGCGCAAAGTCAACGTCGATATCTCGTATATCATCGCCTACACCGACCATCTTCGCGTACTCAAGTAAATAACGACAGGCACGCATATACCGATCTATTGTTTCGGGAGCCCTATTTTCCGCTCTCTTTGCGTCGCATAGTTTTTCAAACATCGTTGTTATCGAATAAATACCACTGCGTTTAGTCTTCGTTAAAGACCTTCCGTTTTTAACTCGCTTCCCCTTCCGTCGTTCTGAATGCATGAAAAAACCGCCTCCTAAATTCGTTTAGAAGACGATTGATAATCGATGCGCTACACTGTCGAATTTAGGTGCGTTACACTGCGATTAGTCATCGTGTAAGTCACCGTTTAGTCATCGTTGATATAGCGCTGTTTATTCGCAAGATGGAGCATAGCGGGCTCGAACCGCTGACCTCTACACTGCCAGTGTAGCGCTCTCCCAGCTGAGCTAATGCCCCGTATATTTGAGACATGATTTATTATAGATGGAATTTTGGAGAAAAGCAAGTGGTTTTTGATGTGAAAAAGAAAATGCTCTGTTAGCCGGCATTTTCTTTTTCACATAGACAATCTATCGCTCTGATTTTTCAAAGCAGAACTGAGCAAACCTTTCAGACAAATCCAGAATGTCTTCTTTCCTTGCCAAGGCAGTGATCCATTCTTCCGGGATGCTTTCCATTTGATCATACATTCCAGCCATCGTACCTGTAATAAAGGCAATTGTATCGGTGTCTTCCCCCAGGTTCACTGCTTCCAATACAGCATCAGAATAACGGTCATAATTGAGGAAACACCACAATGCCGCTTCTAAAGAATGCACAACATAGCCGTCTGACATGATGTCTTCTCTTTTAACAGTCGCAATGTCATCATTGAGTATCCTCTTATAGGCAGAAAACTCATTTTCATACTCGGTTCCTCTCAAATTCTCCAGACAAGAATGAACAGCTTGTTTATATGCCTCTTTAGGAGAATGATTAAATAAATTTATTAAGAATTCTATATAAATGATGCATCCCAGCGTAGATCGGGGATGACGATGTGTAATAAAGGCCCACCGTTCGATCTCAGCTTGCCTTTTTGAAAACTCGGATTCGTTCCATAGTGTAAAAGCCAACGGAGATATTCTCATCAATGCTCCGTTTCCATTATCAAACTCAGATGCTCCGCCGCATTGTACCATTGGAACGCCCCTTTTGAAGCGCTCGATTGCATCATCAGTGGCTCTGCCAATATCAAACATGGTGCCGTATGGAGTCCAGTAGCCTTCCCGATACGCAGCAAACTTTTTCATCAATTCAGTCTCATCTTTTTCTTCGATCAAATTCTCCATTAAACACAAAGTGAGTGATGTATCATCTGACCATGTTCCAGGCGGTTGATTATAAGTCCCGTACCCTGTCATTCCAGTGATATTTAAGTTTCTAGCTTTAAATTCCACAGGGACGCCCAGCGCATCACCGATAATTCCGCCAATGATAGTGGAGTACAGTCTTTTTTTAAAGTTAGATATATGTTTATCATCGTTCAACTGAAACGATATTGTTCTTCTTTTCATTTGGCACACCTGCTTTGTTGATTCATCTTGAAAACGCATGGAGATCAATTTCCATGCGTTTTAGTTTTAAATCATATTCATTTAAAAATAATTATACATCAAATATTATTTTCCTAAAATCAATCTTCTTATCTTCTCTTCAAACTGCATATTTATATTGAAATCGTTTTTCCATAGATTTAAAAGAGAGATAACTTCTTTTAATTTTAAGGAAAAGTTATACAATACAAGAAATGCACTTGGAGCTTCTCTATCTTTAATTAAATAAACTTTTTTGAAGTCAGGAGTCATATAAAAAATATTATATAATCCATTTTTTGTTTGTTCTAAGTTAACAGCAATCTTTTTTTCTTTAAAAATTGAAAAATAATTCTCACCAATTTTCAAATCTAATAATTTATTTAAAGATTTTATTTCATTATCTTCTAACTCTAATATTTTATCTTGTGTTTCAATATCTCGAATACGATCACCTAAAATTGAAACCGCATAAATACCGAGTGCACAAATTCCCTCTTCTTTATTATCAAATTCCTCTTTAATAAATTCATTCCCCCTTTGATTTAATATTAAATAATACATATTGTTTTCCGTGTTTTCTTGAAGTTCAACAAATGTTTCTTGATAAATACAGTTATTAAACTTTTGATAAACCCCTATTTTATTTTCTTCAGCATGACTTATAACCGCATAATCCTCACCAAGGTTTTCCTTCAACAAATTATGCATTTCTATAGACCACCTTTTGTAATTGAAACTTCTTTTATATAACCTTTATCTATTGTATCATTGTGATATTTAAGAATTGTAAAATATTCACTCTCCGTCTCCATAACCTTATGTAGTTTCAATTAAAATCGACCATCTATAATAGATAGATGGTCGATTAAAATTTCATTATAAAAGAAAAGTATTTATGTCTCCTTCAGAGAAATAATTTGCTATTCCTTCAGCTTCCAACAAATTTTTCACTTCATTTTCAAATTGATAAAGCAAATAAATTTTTTTGAACGCAATAAACAATGCTCTTTGATTTCGGATGGCTAATGTAGATTGAATCACATTACCTTTATCGTTTACAAAAGAGACAATCGAACTTGTTTCGTCTTTCATCTCTAGCATAATCGCTCTATTTCTTACTTGTGATTGTCCCAAAGCAAATAAAGAAGCAGGGATCCCTAATATAGACATGGCTTTAAAAAGTTTACTTTGATCAAATGTAGGTCCACCTATATCCAACTCTTCATGTTCCATCACAAAACGCTGAAACTTTTCTAAAAAATAAAAAGTAGATAAACTATCCAAAAAAAAATGTTTTGCCCCTTCAACTTCAGTGTCAAATTCTTTTGTTATTTGCAAATAAGGGTTATTTTGTCTTTCAACCATAAACAAACCATAAGCCCATTTATCTTCGTCTCTCTTTAATATATAAAAATTTTCATACGGAGCAACATTCTCTTTAATGCAACTATCTTCAAGAGTAGTTGATTTCCCCAGCTTATTCAAAATTTTATGAGCTTGATTGATATTCACTGAAAGTCCACCACATTTATTTTAATAAACTTTGTCAATGAGCTACGGTCGTTGAGCTTGCCTTTTGCTTTCAGTCGCATGCGTTTTTGATTATATCTCATTTGAGTCATACAGCAACTCTTAGCTTTTTCTGCTTCTCAAAAAAATAAAGTGTATCGATATTCGTCTGAATCAACCCCATCGTTATCATCAGCGTCTCTTGGGATAGAGAACAAGCAAGACAAAAGTTTGTTTACCGTAACTGCTTCATTTATTTTTAACTATTGTGTATCACTATTCTGCTGAAGGGTTATAATCAACCTCAACATTTTTTAGTCCTTCTATTACTTTATTTATTCGTCTTGATAAATCTTTTATTTCTTCTAATGCTAATTCACCTTCTGCTTCTTGTGGGTTAAACCTGCTTAGCCTGTTTGTGATACCATTAATACGCCCAACGAAAACTTTATCCTGACCGATTAAAATTTCTCCAATAGCAGTATCAACAATAACATCTTCTATCGTGCCTAAGTTGTCAAATTCATCTGCTAATTTTGCTATTGCATACCTATGTCCCCTATCTTCGTCTAACAACTCTTCATATGTCTCTTGAATTGCATCAAATAATTCATTATACTCCCAATCTTTCAT